TTGGTGTTTGAATTACGCGCCCGGGGCATACCGGTACAGGAGTTTACCCCGTCAAGAGGTAACGATAAAATCGCCAGACTTAATGCCGTAGCAGATATTTTCGCTTCTGGCAAGGTGTGGGTGCCTAATACTAATTGGGCAGAAGAATTGGTAGAAGAAGTTGCTTCGTTTCCATCAGGCGAACACGACGACATGGTGGATAGCATGACCCAAGCGCTGTTGCGCTTCCGTAGGGGTGGGTTTATCCGTCTAGATTCTGATTATAAAGACGAGATTCCGGGATTTAAAAGTAGCCGCGAGAAGCGGTTTTACGCAATTTAAGGGCGCGACATGGCAATTGATAAGGCAATTAATCCGGCTCCGCAGGGGCTGACTGGTGACGAAACACTACAACCCGACCTCGAAATTCAAATCGAAGACCCGGAAAGTGTGACGCTTAGCGACGGCAGCATGGAAGTTACTATCGAGCCAGACACGGCAGCGGATGATGAATTTAACGCAAACCTCGCCGATGAGATGGACGAAGGCCAACTGACGCATCTTGCTGGGGAACTTCTGGCAGATTTTGATACAGATGTCGCGTCGCGTCGGGATTGGCTTGAGACTTACGTCGATGGCCTTGAGTTGCTGGGTATCCGCTTGGAGGACCGCACTGAACCGTGGCCCGGTGCATGCTCTGTGTATCACCCCCTGCTGGCAGAAGCCCTAGTTAAGTTCCAGTCGGAAACGATTATGGAGACCTTCCCCGCCGCAGGTCCGGTCAAGACCAAGATTCTCGGCAAGGAAACCCCGGAGAAAGCCGACGCCGCAGACCGCGTGCGTGAGGACATGAACTACCAGCTCACCGAGAATATGCCGGAGTATCGCCCTGAGCATGAGCGTCTTTTGTGGGGTCTGGGCCTTGCTGGCAACGCCTTCAAGAAAATTTATTATGACCCGTACCTTGGCCGTCAAGCGGCTGTCTACGTACCAGCAGAAGATATGTTGGTGCCGTATGGGGCATCAGACCTGCGAACAGCAGAGCGCGTCACTCATGTTATGCGCAAAACATCTAATGAGATTCGTAAGCTTCAGGTGGCTGGGTTCTATCGAGATGTAGACCTTGGCGAGCCGGTGGCTGTGTTGGACGAAGTAGAGAAAAAGATTGCCGAGAAGATGGGCTTTCGCGCTACGTCCGATGAGCGGTTCAAGCTGCTTGAGATGCACGTAGATTTGATTCTTGCGGGCGACGAAGATACCGATGAGTCTGGCGAAGAGACCGGTGTGGCTCTGCCGTATGTGGTAACGATTGAGAAGGGCACCCAGACTATTCTGGCTATTCGCCGCAACTGGGACCCGGAAGACGATACCAAACAGAAGCGTCAGCACTTTGTGCACTACGGCTATATCCCCGGCTTTGGCTTCTACAACCTCGGCCTAATCCACCTTATTGGCGCTTACGCCAAGTCGGGCACCATGCTGATTCGTCAGTTGGTGGATGCAGGCACTCTGTCTAACCTCCCCGGCGGCTTCAAGGCCCGTGGCCTGCGTATTAAAGGCGACGACACCCCGATTGCTCCGGCCGAGTTTAGAGATGTGGATGTGCCTAGCGGCACCATCCGGGACAACATCATGCCCCTGCCGTACAAAGAACCCAGCCAAGTTCTTATGGCGTTGATGAACCAGATTATCGAAGAAGGCCGTCGCTTTGCTAGTGCGGCTGATATGAAGGTCTCGGATATGTCGGCGCAAGCCCCGGTGGGTACGACTCTGGCTATTCTTGAACGCACGCTGAAGATTATGTCGGCAGTGCAGGCGCGTATCCACTACGCGATGAAACAAGAATTTAAGCTGTTGGCCGCGATTATTCGTGATTATGCCCCGGAAGAGTACGACTTTGACCCGGAAGAAGGCGACCGCAAGGCTCGCAAAGACGACTACGACAACGTAGAAGTTATCCCGGTATCTGACCCAAATGCGGCGACTATGTCGCAAAAAGTCGTTCAAATGCAAGCAGTTATGCAGATGGCGGCAAACGCACCGCAGGTATATGACCAAAAAGAACTTAATCGCCAGATGTGCGAGGTGCTTGGGGTCAAAAACATCGACAAACTGATTCCGAAGAGCGAGGAACAAAAGCCCAAAGACCCGGTTACGGAGAACATGAACTTCCTGAATAGCACGCCGAACAAGGCATTTATCTATCAGGACCATGAGGCGCACATCCAAACGCACATGATGTTCATGCAAGACCCGAAGCTGTCACAAATGGTTGGGCAGTCCCCGAACGCTCAGGGCATCCAAGCTGCAATCCAAGCGCATATTGCTGAGCACCTAGCCTTTGCCTATCGGACGCAAATCGAAGAGCAACTGGGTGTACCGCTGCCGCCGCCGGATGAAGAACTGCCGGAAGATGTTGAAGTGGACCTGTCCCGCTTGATTGCCCAAGCCGCTCAAAAGCTCAACCAGAAGAACACTGCGGAAGCCCAGCAGGCACAAGCGCAACAACAGCAGCAAGACCCGCTCGTCCAGATGCAGCAGAAAGAACTGGAGATTAAAGAGCGCGAGCAGACGATGAAAGAACAGAAGGCGATGGCCGATGTGCAGATTGAACAACAACGCTTGGAGATTGAGCGTGAGCGCATCGCGTCACAAGAACGCCAGAAGGGTATTGACGTTGGTCTGAAGGCAGCTACGGACGCACAGAAGTTGGCAGCGTCGCAACGTAGCGAGGGCATGCGCATGGGGTTGGAAGCAAGTAAGCATGAGAAACAGCTTGCCCACCAGAAAGAACAATCGACAAACCAGATGGAGCACCAGTCGTTGCAGTCTCGCATTCAGGCATATAACCAAGCAGGTAATAAGTCTGAGAAAAAACCCACCGACCAGAATAAAGGTGAGTAATGGACGCGATTGAGTTTTTGATTTCCAAGCTTAACGAAGAGCAGAAAGCTATTAGCGAGAGCTTGGTCGAAGGAAACGCAAAAGATTTTGCGCACTATCAGTATTTGTGTGGTCAGTCTCGGGGTCTGCTGATTGCACAATCGATTATCAAAGACCTCGCATCAACTTTGGAGCAAGACGATGACTGAAGAAGTCACGCAAAACGAAGGCCAAATGCCTACGCAACTTCCCGAGCCGAAAGGCTATCGCATGCTGTGCGCCATCCCTGATGTTGGCGATACGTTTGAAAATGGTCTGCTTAAAGCAGATAAGACCAAAGAGATTGAATCAACCTCTACGGTAGTCCTGTTTGTTTTGAAAATGGGCGACATGTGCTTTAAAGACGAAAGTCGTTTCCCCACCGGACCTTGGTGTAAGGAAGGCGATTTTGTTCTTACCCGAGCATATGCCGGCACCCGCATTAAGATTCATGGACGTGAGTTCCGGATTATTAACGATGATTCGGTAGAGGCCGTTGTGGATGACCCGCGTGGGTATTCACGCGCATAAGGAGAAGAGAATGGCGGGACAAGAGAATAGTATGGAAATGGTCGAATACGAGTTTCCTGACGAGCAAGAAAATGCGGCTGGAGATGCAGCCAGCCAAGACGAAGACCCTTACGAGATTGAGGACGACACCCCTGAGGAAGACCGCGGCCGCGAGCCGCTACCCCAAGAGGTAGTGGATGACCTCGAAAAAGACGAACTAAACGATTATTCCGAGCGCGTACGCACTCGTATGTCGCAGCTTAAAAAGGTTTGGCATGATGAACGCCGAGCCAAAGAAGCAACGCTGCGCGAGCGAGAAGAAGCCCTGCGGGTAGCCCAGCAAATCATGGAGGAGAATAAAAAGCTCCGAGCAACGCTGTCGTCTGGCGAAGAAATGCTCATGAGCACCATGAAAGAATCTGCGGAACGCGAGTTTGAAATCGCTAAACGTGAATATCGTGACGCATACGACGCCGGGGATACTGAAAAAGTTATCCAAGCACAAGAGCGTTTGACTAGCGCTCAAATGAAAGTACAGCAGGTTACGGGGTATAAACCCGTATATGTATCTAAACAATCGCCTGTACAAAATGAAGAAAATGTAGTAAATACAGAATCACAACGGCTCCAAGTTCGTCAGCCGGACCATAAAGCGGTTTTGTGGCAAGAGCAAAACCCTTGGTTTGGAAACGATGAAGAAATGACCAGCTTGGCTTTGGGGCTGCACGAAAAGCTGGTTAAAAATGGCGTAGACCCTAGGTCTGACGACTACTACCGTCGTATTAATAATACGATGCGCAAAAGATTCCCCGAGTATTTTGGGGATAGTACGCAGGAAGAGGCTAAAACCACTCCTCGCGCAAAGCCGTCCACAGTAGTTGCACCGGCAACGCGTAGCACCGCGCCCAAGAAGATTGTGCTAACCAAGACGCAAGTTAATCTTGCTAAAAAGCTTGGACTTACCCCGGAGCAATATGCTCGTGAACTGATTAAGATGGAGAATGCAAATGGCTGAAAATCGTCTCGCACGTGAA